TGTCATTTAGGCTTACCCGCCAATCTTTGGGAATCTTAAGTTTGTCAATAGTCTTGGTGTACCTATTCTTGTTTGTCGTCAAGAAAGAGAATGTCAACGACAGTTTTTGAGTGTACTCTGAAAACTGCAACGGATCATTTTCGTCGTCATCCATCATTTTCGTCATCATGTATTTGTAGAGCTTCTGTGCTTCCTCCTCACCAGTCATTAACAAGTATTCGGCGAAATCAAAGCCGAGAGTTCCACACAGCTTTGCAGGCTCCAAGCAGCAGAAACCAACGGAAGGCAAAGGTTTCCTAAGCCAATCCATCGCGACAATCGGGAATATTTTTGAAACTCCCCAGCCCAGCGACTTATAGTGGATCCTCATCTGCATTATTTGAACCGCATAGGCCAAAGAGCACGAGCCACCGTTCTGAACTATGTCCTTCCTTAAGTTTGAGAAAGCATTTTGTCTATCTTCCATTCTTAGAGTTGCGGACTGAGTCATTGAAGCTTGGACAAATTTGATCAAAGGCATGACTGTGTTGTTCGTTACTCTCCAAACGCTGTTAAATTCTTCTATTCTGTTCAAGTTCCCCATTGAGCTTTTTTCATCGCTTTGTTCAACATTGAAGGAATTGTAGAAGCTCTTCTTGAACTCACAACAAAACGTTCCGAAGAATAAAGCTTTCCCTTTGTCTGAGTCGTCTTTTGTCAAAATTGAAACGAGCAAACTCGAATCATCCGATGAAACTTTGGTTGTGATCACAAGCTTAGCGTTGGGCATGTTCGTTTTCGAAAAACCAATAAAGGCCTTCAGCAGCATCTCTTCTAGCAAAAGCATTATCCCTGCATGGTACAGAGATGAGGTGTAGTGCAATATGCCTTGCATCATGTTTGACGTGTTCTTCAGAAAAGTCCCGTTCTTGTCCATCAGATCGTTGTATTCACTTCTGCCAAGGAATTGACGTTTCACCTCATTCATTGGGTTCTCTTCGTCAAATTGCATGACTTCTGGCATATCAGCCCACTTCTTCAAAAGCTCTTTTGGTAGTTGCAACCTCTTCTGAACAACAAGGTTCAAGATTCCGGCCAAGTTCCTCAAAATTGGCTCAGGCAGCACTTCTTTCAACATGACGAAAAAATTAGGCATCACAAACTTTTGACACCAAGTTGTTGCATCGTCAGATGAGATCACAGAGAACTCTTTGTAGCCCTGCGACGTGAAAGCAGCCACTTTCTTCGAGTGCTCAATTGAAACTGCCACTTTTTGAGTTCCTTTAGTCAACATCTCGTTCGGTAGTGACTCACAAAGACATCTCGACATCGTCTCGAGATACGCGACCGCAAATCTCGCTTTCGTCTCCAAAACGAAAATTTCTCTGGTTCCACCAATCTGATTCTTCTCGAACAAAGACGCAATGAGCCCACTCTTCGACTCCAACTTTTGAAGCAAAGTGTTTATGTCAGTGAGAGGATTGATCGTGATGATGTCCGATCTGAGCATCTCTATCACTGCTTCGAAGACTTTTCTTCTTGGTTCCAGTTCCTCGTAGCTCTTCCCAAATTCCCAGATGTCGTGATCCACTGCAGTGGCCTTGAACGTTCCATAGAACTCAGAGTCGTTCTGAAGCATGGCTTTGGAGAACCTTTTGATGAATTCTGACATGAATGTTTCATAGCTGTCGTATTTGGA